GGTGAAGTCAAACCCTGTGCAGTTTCAACATTGTTAATTGCATTCATCCAATCTTCAAAAGCGTGGCGGATTGCAAAGTCAGTATCGTTAATAACAGTAATTGTCCAAGTGTCAAATGTTCTGTCTCCTGCAATTTTAAGGATTCTTCCTCTAAATGCTACGTCAATTGGAGTAACATTTGATGCTGGAAGTGCTGCAGATTTTACTAGAAAATTTGCAAGATCACTTTTTCCACCTTTTAGTCCCTCAAGTGCTGTTGGAAAAGTTAGTTCAACTTCAAAAAGATTCGGTCTTGCTCCACCACCTTTTAGTCTAGCTTTAAAATCTGAAATTGTTCTTAATGATGCCATTGTTAGATACCTCTAAAATTAAACGGTTCCGATAATTTCTTCAAACGAAACACCAGATCTGGTGGCAACAAAAGTCAATCCAATAAAGTTAATAGATCTAGCGGGTTTAATGAAAATGTCTGCAACAAATTCATTATTATCTATAATCGCTGCAGTGTTATTTGTTTCATCACAAATGACTCTAAAGTCTTGAATTCCTCTTTTTGCTTGAACATCTCGCAAGAAAGGTTCAACAATATTTGCAAAATTTGATCTTGTAGTTTCATCGTTGAATTCAAATAACTGATCTTTAGCAGCATTTGAAATTGCATTTTCTAGATAGATGAACAATCTGCGAACATTGATTCTATCAAATGCTGACGATTTGGCAAGACCTGTTTTATCACCAAAAAGGACAATACCAGAACCTGGTGTAAAGATTACCGAATTGATTCTGTTAGAATATAATCTATCTCTTTGAGTCTTACTTGGGTTATATGCCAATTTAACTGCATTGAGAATTGCACCTCTTGTTGTTCCTGCTGGTGAGAACCATGGGAAGTTGTTAATATCATTTCTGGCACATAAACCAGCAATATCACCATTCAGAGGTACATATCTAAATGTATCTGAGAACTTGTCATACATGTACTTATAACCACTATCAAAAATTGCATAAGATGAAGATGTAACAGGTGCATAAAAACTAATTACATTATTTGTAATATCTGCTGCAGAATTAACGGTTACTGATCCGACAGTTGAATCATTTAGGAAAGCAAGTCTATATGGGGAAATAAATGCAAGAGAATCTTTTCTTTCTTCGGCAACTGAAATTAGTTTATTTGCCAAAGATTGAGCACTTTCTTTTGCATAGTTTGATGATCCCATTAAAAGAAAATCAACTTCATATTCTTCACTGTTTGCAAAAATACTATAACCGGTTGATAAATCTCCAATAGTTGAAGTCAGAGACCCACTGGAAGTAATATCTGTACCACCATTATAATTCTTACCACCGGATAAGGTTAGTGTATTTGCTCCAGTTGCTCCAAAGATTACAGAGTCTGTATTCTGATCCCATCCACTATTAGATGTAAGTGTGAACTGAGAACTAAATCCAGTTGTTACAATACCTGCTGGTTGTGAACCACCAAAAATATATTGTGAATTTGATGCGAGATACTTTCTCCAGTAGGATGGTGATCCAACAGAATATTCTGCATTTTTTGCTTTAGAAAGACTTAAATGTTTTTCTAAAATTGTTCCGGCATTTCCACTAATTGATCCTTTATCATCAATTACAACAATGTGAATTTCATCAAATCTAGAATTTCTTGCCGCAGCAAATGACGATGTAGAAGGTCTGTCTGCAATGTTATTCCAACTAATTGATGTATTATTTGAAATAGAAATAGTTTGCTGATCAAACCAATCTTGTTGTGTAGTATATGTTGTTGTTCCTGCAGCAACTGATTGTCCACTGGTATGAATTGCAACACTACCAGAAGATGAGAATGCGTAAACTCCAGATGGTTGATAATCTACATTAGTTTCAGTTCCTGCAGCAGAAACGTGAGAAAGAACTTTTACATAAGCAGATGTGCCATTAATTTGTGTAATGACACCCTTCAAATAACCATCCAATGTTGAAGTTGTTCCTGCTCCTGGAAGAGTTGAACTAATTGCTTGAGTTACTCCATAACCAACTTGAATATTTGGTAGACTTGCACTTGTTGATATTCCAACAAGAATTTGGTCTGCTTTAGCATCAATTAGAGCAACTTTTATACCATTTGACCAGGATCCAGGATTTCTTGCTACTACTGTTACATCGGTAATAGTATTTTCATCATATCCAAGATTATTATAATCATCCAGACTCTTAATTTTGATACTAGATGCTGCTCCAGCAAATCCATTCTTAAGATCTGAATCATTAGATCTTACAACTCTCAATGATCCACCATAAGCAAGATATGATGAAGCAACCATCCAATGCTCATAGTGTTTATCTGTTGGATAAGGTTCTCCAAAATTTTGAAGCAAATCTGCTTCATTTTCTACTAAAATAGGTACGTCTACAGGACCTTTTGCAAAAGGTGCTACGATTGCCCCAACAGCATCGGAAGTGGGGTCAATTCTACCAACTGTTAAATCAACTTCTCTTACTACAATTCCAGGAGATGCTAAATTTAGCGGCATCTTAATTCTCCGTCTAGTTCAGAATTATTCTAGAAATATTTATGAAAAAGGTTATTTTAAATGGGGAAATGGTGCGTGAACAATATTACCAGTCAGGATATTCCCACCGAATGTTGGGTTTTCCATCTTTTATATCTTTTCTTTTACTTAGGATTCTTAATTTTGTGCAATCTTTACATTCATAAGAATATCCAGATGGAAAAACTGCCCTACCCTTACGAGTCAAATAAAAGTCCGCAATTAAATTCTTAACTTTATTACATACTCTACATTTTCTATCAAAAAATAATATGTGTTCTAATTCTATTTGATCATCAAAATCCATTAATGATAATCCCACATATACGATCGATCACCATATTCGTCTAAATGCCATCTATCTCCATCATCATCAACGAAACTATCAGTATCTTCTAAACCGGTTTGAATAAATCCAAATGGAGACATATCTTGTTCAATTTGATTTTTTTGTTCTTCATATATTCTTTTACGGACATCATTATCCGTCATTTCCTTAAAATAATCTTGAGCAACCAACCAAGAAAAAATAACTAAACACATTGCTAGATCATCATTACATCCTTCTTCAGCTTCAAAGGAATTATGTCTTTGAGAAAATGTTGTTAATTCTGAAATAATATCATAATCTACAGTCAATAATTTATCATCTTCTAATAAAGTCTTTAAGTTGGAACAACCTAACTTTTTGACAGCAGCAGTTGTTCTTACACCTAGTTGAGATTTTTTTCCACTAAATCCAGATCCTACGATCTGACCTGCACGACCTCTCATAGCACACATAAGTATATTGTCATATTCAAGATCAAAGTGTAGAATATTTGCCACTTGATCCCCAATGTCATTAACTTCTACCAATAACCAAGCATCATTATAACCTTTAGCAACTTCGTAAATAACACTTGGAAATAGCATTGGTTTAATTTCATTATCTTTGTATTTTGCTACAACTTTATATGGAAAATTCGTTATATCAAATACAATAAATGCGGAATAATCATTACCCAATCCGCGAGCAACGTCTACCGTTATCAAATAGTTATTTTCTTCTTTTGGATTTTCGTATATGTCCAATCCAGCATTTCGTTTAATTGGATCTTGGTATACAAGATTACGAAGTTTTGAAGGATTAATTAATGTATTTGTAGAACCTAAAAATTCGCAGTTAAATTCGACATTAAACTGCTGTAATGAAGTATTAGCAATCGTCTGCTCTTTCCAAGCAGCGTCTCTACCAGGCACTTCCGACCAATGGACATCAGTTGGTATATATTCGTTCTTACCACGTTCAGCATCATGCCACATACGGTAGAAGTGATTCATACCCCGTGGCGTTGAAACTATAATGACCTTTGTGCTTTGTCCGGAAGAAATGGTAGGATAAACAGAGGCAAAGAAGTCATCAGCAATGTGATTCGGGATGAACGCGAACTCGTCAAGAAAGATGACATTATAGGATCCGCCTCGGACAGCAGATGACGAAGTAGAGTTAGATGAAATCTTGGATCCATTTTCTAATTCTAGTGATCCCTTGTTCCATGATATAATACCCTGCTGCATCCATTTGGGTAGATTCTCATAAGCAAGTTGTAGTCTTCCTAAGAGATCTCTTGCCGTAGATGCTTTGTTTGCTAGAATAGCTATATTAACGTTATCATTAAATACGGCATAGTGGAGCAGGTAAGATACGCAGGTAGTGGAGTTGTGTGTTGGTATAAAAGTTTTACCACACAAAAATAAATGATCATCACTATCTACCTGAATACATGCAACAGGAACACTATTAAATTTTTCTATTCTGTGGATATAGTGTCTATCTTCCTGCGGTCTACTGGATTTTTGCGAATCGCAAATAGATATCTTTCTAGGGAGATTAAAAACTCGCTCTTTTGTTGTAAATGATACTGTATGATAATAATTGTCTTTTATTTTTTTGTATCTTATATTGCTCTTTATCCCCAAACTTGACAATAATTCTATAAACTGCAATACAAACTCATAATTTTTTTGATAAAATTCATATGATCTTGTACCTTTCTTTACAGATCCATCAGTATCCATTAGACCACGAAGAAGTTCCATTCTATCTTCAATCGAAGATCTCAAATAATCTACAGGGATATGTTTATTTTTTAATAAGTTATATGATTTTAACTGTGAATATAATTCTCTAACTTTAAATCTAATGCAATTATTACTATATCTTTCATGTTCTACATCTATTTTTGTTTTATAATAATTAAAATCATTTTTGTGAGATATAATTCTTCCATCCGAAGAAAACCCATCACCTAACCAAACGCCAAGAAGATATGGATCAATTTTTAAATCATTTTTTATAAACCTAATTGGATTTGATTTGTGAATAAAGAAAGATCCATTAACTCCCTTTCCTCTTTTATTATTTGTCTTTGTTTGATATATGTTATAAATTTCTTCGGATGTTATAGTTTTTTTCCCAGTCCTCCAATAAGAACTATCAACTTCCCATAAGTGTTCAGCATCAGCAACTATTTCCTCACCATTATCAAAAAATATTTTATAACAATCGTGGTTATACATTGTTTCAGTTTTCATAGTTACTGAAACGGAATCTCCGGATGGGGAAAGAATGATATCGCCAACTTTCAAATCCCCCATTGTTGTCCAACCAAATGGAGTTGGAATGGGAGTATCTAAAGATAATGCTTTACCTGTCTGGCGGGGCATCTTACAAATGTTAAATCTGTTCTTATGGAAATTATCAATGAGTTTCTCTTGAAATGGGTACATCTCAAAAGGAACTAGACCGTGATCAAGAGACACAATTTTAATATAGTTTCTGGCAAAATATACAGGATCCTCTTTACACTTTAAAAACTCAATAATTTGCTCTTCAGTAAATTCAATTTGGGTATTTGCCCTTTTCAGCAGAGGATTGCCAAGATAGATGTCATTATTAGGCATAATAGTTAATCCTCTACATAAACAAATGAAGCACTAGCAGCGGTAATATTACTGGTAGAAGTAATTATTGCGGTTATGAAACTATTTGGTGGAATATGAATACCCATATCAATTAAATTAACATCAATTGTATCTCCATTGGATACATGGAAAGATGCAATAGCAGGTGTTGATTGTGCTCCTAATACAAATAATCCAGTAGCATCTTGTGTTGCATATAAAGATGCATTAAAGTCTGTTTGCGTTAACCATCTAAGATAATTTGTAAGTGTTGGATTATAATATAAACTAACAATCGCAGGATTACCTGTAGTATTTACTGACCCAGTAAGTCTTGAGATAATAAGGTCTCTGGTATTAATTTTATTTTGATAAATCAGTTTATTTTTAAGTGACACTAAATGATATAAAGAACCTGGAGTATTCATACTATCCGTTCTTGTTGCAGTTACTGAAAATGGAAGACGTGTTCTTTCAACTACTCCTTCAATAGCACCAAGAAAAGATGCACCTCTACAAGTAACAATTCCAACACCATTATTCAAATTTGCTGCTACATATCCAACCTTCATTGATGGATTGTCTAGGTGTGGAGTTTCGTTTCTGTTTGAGTAATGTTCGTGATGGAAAAAGAACATATCACCATTATGAGGATTCTCCATAGCATATCTAATTTCACCAACACCCAACCAGCGGAAATTAATTTGATATACATTTAATTTTGATGGATCTATGGTAACTCCAGATGTACCAGTTCCGTCAAGTTTATCAAGATTAAAGTCTTCTTGAAATGTCCATTTTTCTGTTTGTGTTGCTCCTTGTTGAAGATGGGAGTTTGTAAATGTAGCAGTAGTAGTGCTTGTAATATTAAATGTTCCAGTCTGATTTCCAAGAGATGTTGCTAAAAATCTTAATCTACTCTGATCATATTCTACAAGGTATAATGCTTCAAAAAGTGCCTGTCCTCTTAATCCTTGCGTCAGTTGAGATAAATTACCAGCAAGTGTTCCTGAATTTAAAGTTACTGCAGTAAATGTTGTACCGTTTAGAGTAACAGTTACAGATCCATCCGATAAGGTAGTGAAGTCAAATCCATGAATGTGTGCCTTGCCGCCATTAGCACGAAGAACACCAAACTTTCCGTTTGTATGTGCATATCCAATTTGAATTGCATTTTCTTGATTAAACAATCCTGCTCTTTGGGTGAACCCTACTGGATTGTTAGAAAATGATGCTGTAAATCTAGCAACTGCACCTTGACCTGGACGATACCTGAGAAAGTTAGTACTTCTAATAACACCGTAGGAGTTTGCACTTGAACCAGCACCTACAACAAATCTCGAACCACTATGTGTAGCAATTCCTGTTGTACTAAATGTATATGTTTCAAATTCTCTTGGATTTAATCCATAAACTGCGTCACCTTGAACTTTTGGCGTTAAAGGAATGGCAAGACTTTCTCCAAATGCGGATTTGGAACAAGCACCCTCATTTAGAATATTTCCATACTCATCAGCACGGAGATAAACCTCATGAAGTGTTCGTTCTTGATTTAAATAATCTTGAGTATTCTTATTCCACTGTGCCATAAGTCATTCATCCCAAGATAGTCTTTCTGGTCTATATCTTTGTGCGTTTTTAATTTTTAGTGAGTTTGGTGATGATGGGTAAACATTGTGAACAATTGCCCCAGGATATTCTCCTTGAAGTTGCTCCGCAAGTGAGTTTTTATCCATAATGCTACCCTCAATTTCAATGCGATATAATTTTCCTTCCCAAACTATATCTGCAGAAAAAGATTCTCCAACTGGTTCTGGTTCTTGGTTAGAACTATTCACATAGAGATTTCCATTGAAATCACCAGCGATGTTTATACCTTCAGAAATAAACTGTTTAAAACTTTTCATATTAACAATTCCATTTGCGGAGAGATAGTGCTTTTCTTGTTGGGCGACCTTTTTCATCTTTCATAGGACCAGGCATTCCACCCATACGAGCACAAAATGATTTTCTGCGTTTTGCTGGTTTTGATCCTGGTTTTAATTTTGAAGGTTTTGTAGTAACTGCCATTGAGAGTTTTGAACCTGGGTTCTCTCTACGATAAGAAGCAATCCCTTTTCTATTTAACCCACCTTTTGGATTCTTACCTTCCGTTCTTTGCCAAGCTGGGGATGATTCTGCAAGTTCTTCCCTCCAATTTGAGTATTCTTCTTTTACGCAATTTGGAACAATTTTTAGACCTTTCTTTTTCATTCCAATTTTCTTATATCCAGACCAACATTTTTCACCAATTATTTCACTGTTTGGTTCATAGGTTTCTTTTGATACTGGTGGTAAACTAATTCCTTTTCTAATTTGTTGATATTTTTGATCAATTTTTTCAGATGCACCAGGATTTCCCTTCTTTAACCTATCAATATCTTGTTGGGTCATTCTTCCCATACCGGTGGTTTTTTTTCCACTAATTTCAAAACTCAATCCTTCACCAATAAGTTTACTACCAATACCAACAGATGGTTTTAATGATTGAGGTCTAATAATATCAATAAACTGGACATATTTTTTACCATTAGCATCCTCAATCGATACATTTTCAGATTGCATTTCGCCACTATCAACATAATCTGCTGCGGCATCAATATAGTCCGCTGCCTTTGTAATCTTTGATTGAACCCATGCCTCAAGATTACCTTCACCTTTACCCATTTTTTTCTTTAGTCTTTTTGCCGCTGCAATAATCGTAGAAATTTCGGAACGAGCCATTGAATATTCATGGTCTTTTTCTTCATTTGCTGGGTGTGGACTATTTGCATGATAGTGAGGATTTGACATTGCTACCGAAGACAAATTAGTTGGTAAAGAATACATATCCCAATATTTACCACCATACTTACACTCATCTCTTAATTCATCCTTTTTACATTTTGGACAGTATCTCATCATATTGACTTGTTCAGTTTTAGTTCCCCAATTTGCAGCACCAACTTTACGGCATTTAACTAGTGCTCCAGAAGCATAGGCACTTGGCCAAACACTATATCTAGATTTTACCTTACTATAGCAGGCATCTTTCTTACCACTACCTTTGCCTGGTTTATCTTTTACTTCTTGGAGATTCATTTCTTCTGTCCTAACGTTTGTTGGTTTTGCACCACCAGACTTTTCTGGTTGATTTGGATCCAATCTATTTTTTCTTCTTCTTGCTGCCTCTTCTTCATCTTTTGAAAGTTCCCTTTTCATTTTCGAACTTCCACATTTTGGTGTAGATGTTTGTCCGGGTTGTCTAGCACAAGGTTTTCCTGAAAACTTTCCACCCAATTGAACCCAACCTTTTTTTCCAGAAGATGATTTTGATTTACCAAACCAATCGTGGAGACCTTCATCTCCGGATTTGGTTTCTTCTTTTACATCTTTAAATTTTTTGTGATGCTTTTTAGCATCTGTTTCCATTTTTTTCAAACGAGTGTAATAATCTGGAATTTCATCAAGATGTTGAAGAGCAATTTCCATTGCCAACCTATGATCTTTAGTGTGCTCATGTTCAATTGGTTCTCCCATATCCAGTTGTTTTTGAATAAAAGAAACTTCAAGACGATGTTTCTTTGCTATTTGTTCAACTGATTTGAATGGTTTTAATTGTTCTTTCAATTTTTTCCTTTTACCTTGACAGTGAGCTTTCTGTGAAAATCCTTTTGGGTTATCACAATCAATAGATTTTTTATATTTTTCAGACCAACCCATTAGGATAGAAAGAATTACTCTTTATTATTTAGAAAACCTTGTTTGAGTAGTTTTGACAATTCGGAAGTTGAACCAACAAATAATGCATTATTAGTAACATTATTTGTTGTTTTTACAGTGTCTTCCTCAACATCTTTTAATTTCCTTTGTAGATCTATAAGTTTATCAGTTACATCACCTACTGATTTAATCAATTGACCTGCAACTTCATATGCTCTTGGAGAACCACCTTCCCCTGCTAATTCCATTATACCATTGATAGCTTCTTGACCTTTCTCAATCAAAGAATATAAGTTTGCCCGAGTATATTCATAATCTTTTTTTATATCTTCGGAATTATTTTTGAGAACATCTAAAGTTTTTAAAGGGGATTCAGAAGTATTATCAACTTCAACAATACTACTTTCAATATTAAGTGCTTGGTCTATTTTATCAAATTTATTTGACATAGTTTGATTGCGTCCATTAAATATCTATACTTCTAGACGGACTAAAATCCCTAGAATCAATAAATGATGATATGTTTTCATTAAATCCAAAATCATCATCAATATGAACCAAGGAATCATCGGAACTTGTTAGTTTATCAATAGATGTATTTTCTAAATGAGATGTAATAGAACTTCCATCATATCCTCTTTTTACTACAATTGTTTCTGAATCAACGACTTCCATAACCTTCATAATTTCTCTATCAATAATAATTCTATCTTCACTTACTATTCCACTAGATGTATTAACAGTTAATCTCGTTTCCGTTTTGTTCAATGCTTCTTTTAAAATTGAAACATTGTCATTATTGTAATCTTTAAGTGCTTTTGGTGTGACCGAATATCTTAATTCACGTTTTGCAGTTTCTCTATCAGTATTAGCATAATAGTCAACTTGAACCTTACGAATGAGTCCATCAGTAGTATCTGCAATTGGACCAAACATATAAGTTTTAGCGGTAAATTGTAAAGTATAAATTAATGCTCTTCTGGTTGAAAAATCTCCCTCATAATCATCCTGAAAAGATATGCTATCTAATACTACACTAATATCTCTTTTTTCTCCAATTGAATCTATAAGATCAATTGTTATATTAAATGTTGGTTGGAAGAATGGAATTATTTGTTCAACGATTTGTAAGCAATCATCATTAAGTTTTGCTAGAATATTTAATTCAAATCCCAGATTATATGGAACTGGCATATAAACCTTTTTCAAATTAGTCCCATCTGATGCTTTGAAAGTTTGAGTTACACCTGCCTTTCTAGATGGATCATACTGAATTGAATTCATCTCAAATGACATTCTTGGTAAAGATATCTGAGTCGCTTTATTGAGATTTGGTTGCTGTTCAATTCTTGCTAAAAACTTTTGAACCGGTCCATATGCTAAAGGAACTCTCATATCGCTTATTTCTCCATTATTGGAGTTTTTGTGGCGAATATGAATATCATTAAAAATTGTGCCAAATGAAATTACAGTTCTTCTAATAATTTCATGGTAAAAATAAGTCCCTAACGTTTTCCTATACCCGATTATTCAAAACATTTTTTTAAATGAACTCTGTAAAATGCCTGCGTAGTTGTTTCTTTTTTACAACCTAGACAAGAGCATTTTCTTTTTGAAGTTGGATAATGCTTTCCTAATTTAGCATTTCTGTAATTTTCTTTTTGTTCTTCAGTCCTTCTTTTACCTGTATTTATCATTTTTGATCTCTTTGATACTTCTTTTTTTAATTCTGGATTGTTATCCCAAAATTTTTTAATATTTTTTTTCGCTTTTTCTACATTTTTGGGATCCCACATCGGATTGTTTTCTTTATTTCTTTTCTCACAAGTTTTTTTTGAAGAATTTCTAATCGCCTCTATTGTTGCTTCATATGGTGTTATTTGTCCACTTAACATTCTCCAAGCAATTTCGTCTTCCTTTTTACCGTATTTTTCCCAAAGAATTTTGTGCGATTTTGCGTGTTCTTGAACAGTTAATTTAATAATATTATCTGGATTATCACTTCCTCCCATATGTTTTGGTATTATATGGTGATTATGATAATAAGTTTTCATTGGATACTATTTTTATCAACTATTATATTTATATTACTTAATTACTTAATATGCACCAAATGGATTTGTTTGAGAGAAATCTATGAAGGTATCTGCTTCTTCTTCAATTTCATCGTTTTGTTCATATTTATCATATATGTCTCTGTGATCATATGATTTGATAGTATATAATGCATATCCATTAGATGTAGTTGCCGCCGAAACTGTAGACGAAGTTCCAACAACTATTTCGCCAGGAATAAATCCACTCACCGTTGTTCCAATACCAACCAGTGAAACCTTAAGAACTTTTGTATCAGAGTCCCAAGACTTAACTCTTCCTTCTGTTCCTGATGTTAATCCTCTAACAACTTCATTGAATTTGTAGGTTCCAATACCCGTAATTAAAGGTGGTGATGCAATTGTAACTGTTGGAGTATCTCCAGTAGTATATCCAGCACCTGGATTTACTAGTCTTATAGAAGAAACTTGCGTATCAGAATTTATTGTTGCTACCGCAGATGCTGTAATTCCAGATCCTGTTGGTCCGGAAATGGTTACTGAAGGAATAGTTGAATATCCAACACCATTATTAGAAACAAAAATTGAAACAACGCCAAAATTGTTAGTTTGTATAGAGCAAGTAGCAGCTGCCCCAATCCCATTACCACCACTAATTGTTATCGTAGGTTCTACGGTATACCCGATTCCAGCATTCGTAAGTAAAATTCTATCAATAGAATAGACGCCAGCCTTATTTGTTGTTATGGCAACAGCAGTGGCATTAGTGCCTCCATATGGTGCTGTTGAAATTGAAACGACTGGATTCCCAGTATATCCACTACCATCATTATTTAAGAATATGTTGCTAATGTACCCACTTCCTTTATTGGCACTAGCGACGGCAGTAGCACCAAGTCCTATTAAGTTAAGAGTTGTAATAAATCCGGTTTCTTGAATTGTGGTATCAATTTCATCAATTGAAGTATCAAGAATTTCATCTTCATATTCAAATAGTTCACATTTTAGTTCATAAACATAATTTCTTCCTAATTGATAAAAAGGTTTTTCGTGTTCTACAAATTTAACTTCAAATAATCTTTGACCCAATGGAAAATAAATAAGATCTCCTTCACGAGGTCTAGTTGTTAATTCCACCTCATCATCTGGCATTGAAGTTAAAAATGCAGCAATAAAATCTTCAAATCGTTCTTTTGATATTGTTATAACAAGTTCATCTCTCAAACTCATTCCAAATTTGGTTAAAATATCTCCAGCTCCAGAATATCCCTCATACGTGTTTACATATGCTTCGATTAAAAAATTATCATCAAATTTTGATGATTGTATTTCTTCAATGACAGTTTGTTTTCTTACAAATTTTCTAGGTATATAAGTAACTTCTACACCATAAATCATCAACTGTTCGTTGATTAAATCTTGTATAAGTCTTTGTTCGCTAGGTGATCCTTGTAAGAAAAAGGGATTAAGTGCCATTATCCAATAAAATCGTAAGGTGGTAATTCGTACTCAAGAGCCATAACTTGTTTGATACTTTCTAGTTCTCTCTCGGCATCTTCATATATTTCTCTTCCATTTAATTCAATTCCTCCAGGAAGTTTTACTCCTCTAAATTTAATTAAATTTTGTCCCCATTGCCTTTTGATTAATGATGTTAAGTATTTTTTCAAGAAACTATCATTATAAACATTTGTATATGTATTTGGATCTAAAATTCTATAGCAATCTAAAACAAGATACGTTCCGAGAGATTGTGCTCCCCAATCAATATCCAAGTACAACCTATCCTGTCTTTTATTATATCTCACTTGCTTATCCGTTGTTAGTAAGAAATCGATATCTTCTAGATAAGTTTTTACCATTGAATACTGCAAAAGTTCAACAGAATTAAAATAATATAAATCATTCAAAAATAATTGATATTTAATACTAAACATTCCACCTGATATTGAACTTGTATCAAATTTAAAGATCTTTTCTACTCCAATAACTGAGTCTGGGACTTGAATAAAATTGGAAGTTTCGTAAAAACTTGATGTTGTAGTCCCATATCCACTTATATTTGTAGATGTTGCAGTCGTAGTTACAATACCAACACCATTAGTACCCTTTGCTCTACCTCTATCCAGATCTGCTTGTGTAAATTTATATTTCAAATACATTCTTTCAACGCCATCAAAATGCCTCTCCTGGAAGTACTGGAGGGCATCATCTACCAAATCGTCTATCTGATCATCATCAACGTTAATCTCCAATACAGGGGCACCTAGCCTTCTTAGACAGTAATCTATTAGTTCTTGCCTACTCGCCGGTTTTGCCATTTTACTATTCCTCTATTTGACTAGAAATTAACAATTGATTATATTTTTCTTCCAATTCAAAATAATCTTTAGATAGTGTTTGTAGTTTTGCCTCTAACAAAATATTTTGATTTGTTATAGTTGATAACTTTTGATTATATAGTTTAATCAAAACATTCACATCAACTTCATTATTTTGATTTGACATAAATTAGAATGTTCCCCCATCTAAAGTTGAAGTCCAAGTTGGAATTCCAGAACCATTTGTTGTTAATATATAGTTTGAGGTATTAATACCAGAACCTGGAGATACGGTTGAAGTCTGTAGTCCATTGGGATCGAAATAAACGATACCATTTACGCTAAAATCCCCAGTTTGATAGTAAATACCTTTAATATCAAGATATCCTCTTGTTCCGGTTACAATTCCTGGTGATGTAATAATAGCGTCTGGAATGTAAGTCCAAGATCTTGCTGTGGATGAACTTCCAGCATTATTACCATCAATATATCCAAAAAATCCAGTTTTACTATTAGCAGTCCCTACACCAGTATTATAATCAAAAGCAACACCACGATCAGTATTAGTATCAAATGCATGGGTGATTGTTAATTGCGTGGTCGTACTAATACCTGCACTAGTAGAACCTTGAATGGTAACAATTTTGGTGGTATTATTATAAGCAGTGATAGTAGTCAGACCGCTATTAGGTAGTGAAGCACTACCTTGAATTAAGTCGCCAGTATTAATTCCCGCTACAGAATCGAGAGTAATTGTTGAAACACCAGTTAAGACTGGTGCCATTACTGTTCTTTTGCTGGTTACATCACCAAGAATAATAATTGGATCGTTGATTGATACGACGGTAGAATTTACTGAAGTAGTTGTACCGTCAACTTGCAAATCCCCCTTAATTACGACCGTACCTTCGTTACTCAATCCATCTGGGTATGGGTCAATATAAAGAATTCCATTTGATCCGGATGCACTAGAAATTATATTTTGCTCAAATACTATGTCACCAATTCTTGAATTTCCAGTAAAAGTTGTAACTCCAGAAACGATAAGGTTTCCACCAACATTGAGATTTTTCTCAATGCCAACACCACCTTCAACAACTAAAGCACCAGTATCTTTATCAGTTGATTGTGTTACATCACCAATATTAATAGAAACACCATTGGCAAAAGACCAATCAGCACCTTCGATTTCAAATCTATTATCTGTTGCTTCATCATATCGTAATTTTACATCCTTATCATTACCAAAACTTAAGTAGGTATCATCAACAATATTAATTTCACCAGTTCCATTTGGGTCTAATACAATATCACCATCAGTATTCTGTGATGAAAAAGTATTCCCATCTAACCTTAAGTTGTCAACATTCCATTGATCTACTTTTCGGTTACTGTCAAGAATAACAACAATTCCACCGTCACTGTTTCTTGTATTTGTTACTCCAGAAATGGTTCCGGGGGCATGATCCATCATGGACGTATAATAACGTCCACCAACAGATATTACATTAGTTCCATCATCTCCAATATATACCCTATCGCGATATTGATTAGTTCCGGAAGCGCTACCAATACCAGTTACATAACCTAATTCACCCCATTCTAGACTTCCGGGTAAACTAGTACCAGAGGATCTTTTAATCCTGATAATGCTTGCCATTAAAAGCTACCTCCGTTGATGTCTAAATTTTGGGATATGCCTGGTGTTAGTTCTAACGTTGCATCCCACTTTGATGTTGTTGCGTTATAAACAAGAACCATTCCGTCTGAAAGTGTTGGCGGTAAGTTAATATCAGGTAAATCACTCAAAGAAATTTGACTAGTTCCAGATACTGATGAAACTACTTTAATTGCATTTTGTTGACCAACTCTAACTTTTGTGGTTTGGGCACCAACTCTAACTCTAATGTCTGCCATTAGCGAGTTACTCCTTCCCTAACGAGAACAGATCCTTCAACAACTCTAGTTATTACTCCTGCATTATCAGCAATTAAAACATCATAAACATAACGACCTGGTTTTAATGAAGCAGTTGATGTAGTTCCCAACCCAATCTTAATTATACCGTTCGCAGCATTTACTATAGAAGTGTTAAACGTTGTATATGTTGAACTACCGGCATGTTTCCTCATTTGAGCAGAAATAGTATAACCACTCAAGTTTAGATTAGAACTAGAATCACTATTTTCTAGTGAAAAAGTCTGGGTAAATGTAGTACCAGTATTTACAACTAGATTACTTACATAAACGGATGCCATTTATAAAAAACTTCAGGATCTAAAATATATTTATACTTGTCTGAATCCGAGTTCCTTTATAACCTCCTGTTGTTTCATATACAACTTAATTGATAATTTTAACATAGTTTTAAGTGTGTTAATGTCATTACATTCATCAATTTCTCTAGATTGCATTTCATATTCAAATAACTTATTAATATCTTCAAGTTGAATGCTATTTGGATCCATTAATAATCTCCCTTAATAAAATTTTTATCTCTTCAATATCAGATTTAATTTGAGTAATTTCCTCTTTTTGTTTTTCTTTTTCATGTTTCATTTTAACATATTGTGAATATGCAGCAGTATCGCAATTTACTATTGCACCCGAGTTTTCATCCCTATAAAGATGTTTGTGCCCTTCAACTGGAATCATGCTAGTGCAATTACTCTCAAATCTTTAAATCTTGGTGCATATGCTTCATTAGTTCCAGAACATACTATTTTAATGGCAAAACCTGTAAATTTGCTAAGATCATTGGCACTAAACTGATACTCTAAGAATTGATCATCTCTACTTGAGGGGACAAAGGCATCAGATTTTCCGTTATTCATGGATATATCTATGATTGATTCTCCAAATCCATCACCATTCAAGTCTCTCAGATTATCATATCCTGGGAATAGTTCGTAAGATTGCTCAATTTCACTAGAGTCTGGTTTGAAGAGTCTATAAAGAACTCTAAAATCAGCAGAAGAATGTCTATAAGCAGAAACAAAAACTTTAAGGGAGGTTGCTGGTTGCTTTAAGTCAATTCTATTTGAAATGTAAATTGCCGAATGCGGATCTCCTGAAATTAATTTAACTCTAGAATCAGTGGAATAATTTGTAATAGGGGAGTTAAGTCTATTTCTTTGTAAAATTAAAACAGCATTTTGACTATCAATTACAGGTGAAAGATTGGGGTCTTGTGAATTAAATTGAACTGCTAAAGTTGTCGATCTATTTTTGGGAAGATCTGTTAGTCTAGTAGTTTCATTGATTGCCGAACAAACTAATCTTGTAGAAGAAAGTTTATTAAGTTGATTTAATTCGACAGATTCATAACCTTGATCAATAAATGAAACTTCAGATCCTCCAGCACTAGTTCCAGAAACAGATCTTATTTCTGCTGAAATTCGTGTAGTTTCTCCTGGTGTGATAACATTAATTTGGGGAATAATTGCATTATATTGGAAATTTTGTGAAGCAAATACTTCCATTCCCCCAAGTGATCTTTCATCCGAAAAACTTAATTGATTATCTCCAGATGGTCTATTTGATCTATTAATTTGTAAGTAATACTTATCAATATTTTTGGATGCTTTTAGGGCAGCATCTGTTGGCATATCATGTGTGGTATTAATTTTTGTTAGTGAGACATTATTCAATTCATACTTATAGCAAAGATCATTAACACTATGAGTTCTTGTTAATGATCCATCTACGCCTCTTGTACCAATACCAAGTGTTCCAGATCCAATACTATTATAGTAAATAATTTCATTATTAATTTTAACATAACCAGATGAGGTTGAAATTCCTTCAAATGTAGCAAAAGATGATGTACTAGCAACAGAAATAGTAGTTGCATTAGTACCAATATCGGCAGTTAAGAGAATTGGGGCAGTATTTGGTTCAATATTAGCAAGAGTAACTTTATTATTATCTGCCATCATACCGTGATTATAATGCTCAACCTCAATTACTCTACCATCATAAAGATTGCTAATGAGAGAAGAAGATCCTCTAATATCAGTGTTTGCCAGAGCGACGGCAGTTGATCCATCGAAATAGACCAGATCTTGCCCATCGGTAAATTCTTCACCCTGAACATTTGTTAGATATAATGTATCAATTCCATTAATATCGGAAACTGTAATTGAAGCATTAGATCCCTTAACGACATTACTTGTTGTAATTCCAAGAACATCTCCAATAGCATAACCATTTCCTGGAGTAGTAATAGATACTGCAGAAACAGAATTTGAAGCAACAGTAACAATACCAACTGCTCCGGAACCATTTCCAGTAATAGAATAAAAAGTTACTCCATTAAATGTTCCATTTGAATACCCAACACCCACATTTGTTAATGAAAGTGCAGAGATTCTACTTCCAACATTTTCAATATATCCATAAGGACCTGATGCATTAGTTTCACTTACTTTTCTACCTGGAACTAAAATAGTTCCAAGAGTTGTTGTAGTTGTGATTCCAACCTTCAACTTTCTAGGTAAAGTTTTAATTGGATTTGGCAACAATCTTGGTGTTTGACCATTTCCAATATCTAATTTTGGATTATAAAAATAAACTGTTCCAGTATTTTGTGTAAACTGTGCCTTGTAGAGAGTAAACTTAAGATCTTCAAATTGACTTGGGGTCCAAATAGTCCCATTTTGCGATTTGAATAAACTTCCACCCAAGTATTGTCTGGTTACTATTACACTTTCAGCATCCGGTAAATTCTGAGTGTTTACTGTCCTTTCACCCATTCTTGCAATCCAAGTTTCGTAATTATTTGATGAAGGTGAAAGAATAACAATTGCATATTCTCCGCCTGGTTCCAAATAAATTGGTGATGGGAAAGTAACTCTCGTGGGAATAGATCCATCCGAAGATGTATTAACTTGTGATGGTTCAAGAGTGACTGATGCAAAATCTTGAACTAATTTATTTGTTGGTGTTCCAAGTTCTACAGTTCTTAATTCAACAGTAACTTTTTCCCTAGAATCTTTATTTGCGAAAAATAAATCAACAGAAGTTAAAAATGCTCCAGTTTCATCAACTGTAAATGTCTGTGCAAGAGGATCTTTTCCACCTCTACGGGCAGGTGGTGGAGGTGGTGGTCTTCTCACAATAACATTTGTTTGGGTAAAGGTATCTACAATCCCACTAGTTGAATAACTAGTTTCAGCACTACTGATTAATAAACTTCCTGTAGGTGAAGTTGAATTAGTGGAACTGGATGTAAGTTTAAATGTTTTAGTACCGGTTCTAAAACGTAATGCTGGAGGTGGAGATGCTAATGGATTTTTGAAGAAGAATGCTCCACCGACATCGCCAAAAGTATCGGTTACTAATCTTACATTAGTAATAGATGCTTGAGCACCACTAGTTCTACCAACTAAAACAGTACCAATATTTACATATCCAAAAAATGTTCCTTGAGATTCTTCAGAAAGAGAGGCAACATCTACGTTTAAAATTGTCGATGATGCTGAATATGATGAAGAAAGACTTATTGAGGTATTGTATGGATTGGCATTAAACGTTGTTGTTGGATTATTAGTATCACCGGTTTTATGATTTGGTTGACATGTTCTAAAGGTTATAATTTTAGTTCCACCTACAAATCCATCTACAGTTTCTCCATTTTGGAAAATACCGGATGTCATAGAAATTTCTAAAAGTTTTGGAACTATATCAATACCACTTGCACTATCAAAAAATGGATAATATCTAGTTATTGGTCTTAATCCACCAGCACCAAAAGCAACATTTCTTGAACGAATATGAGTATCTGGTTCACTACCAATTTTAATAGTTTCTACGTATGAGCGATTAGAGTCGCCAGTAATTGTTCTATTACCACCACTTAAAATTACATTTCTAACCCAATTGTCGGATGCTGGACTTAATTGAACTCTACCTACAAATTCGATCATATTAAATGGATTAACATTTTCAACTCTAGAAGCTAGTGGTTGTTCAATCCATTTCACTGGAGTATAATCTAATGTAATCAAATCTCCTGTTTTTGTCACATTTGAATCTAAAAGTTCGAGATTTGATGAAAAATCTGCAGTGTCAGTGTTTATTGATGCTAATAGTGATAATTCTGGTTTTAACGAATAAAAATCGAGAGGAGTGTTTAATTCTCTGTTCTCTACATCAACATCACACTTACAGTCTGGATTATTTAAATCTAAAAGATTATTATTCTTAAAATCATCTACAAAAAATCCAGATTTAAATCTAGAAAGTCCGTCAGAATCTTGTATCTGAAGAGTTTTGGTATCAAGTTCAAGTAAACTTAAGGAAGTAACTACTTCTAGAGTTGAAATCCTATCATCAAGTTTTCCAATATCTCTCATCGTATATCTTCTATTATCAACAAGAGTTATAGTCGCATCGTTTGGATCGTAAAGATATGCTGGAAGATTAATTAGTGCAATATCCATCGCACTTTCAACATTTGTTGGTTCTTTAGGATTTAGTGAAGATACTCCCTTGATAATTGAAAAATTGCCAAGACTATCAAGAATTAACTTATCAATTCTTGGTAAATAATAACTATATCCAATTAAGGAACTTTCATTTGGTGCTACAACTAGAGTTGGATTGTTTCCAGAGGATTGGAAATTTCTACTTGAAAATGCAAATGGTGAAGATGTTGTAGATGTAAATTCTGCGACTCTTGGTCTAAAATCAAGAGTGTCCGATGCTCTCAATCCATTTCTTAAAATTGGAATATCTTTGGCGAATCTTTCTTCATTATAAGATTCAACGCTATACAAGTCTCCAAGATCATTAGATGGTACTGAATAATAGTTATATACTATTAATAATTTTCTAGTTGGTTCGGGAAAATTAATCTTTCTTACAATTTTAGAATAATCGTAATATTGCTCCTTTTGACCTTTATCTAAATCAAATCTATTAGTGATATTTAAATAGTTTCCTAATGTTATATTTTGAATATTAGTTACAATATTTGATTCTTCAAAGGTAACAGTCTCACCGACACTAAAAGATTGTGATGTTAAATAACAAATTTCAACTTCGGTGGAAGATGATCTTGTCGCAATCTGGGCGATAGCACCACTTTCAGATCCTACAATTCTTTCACCTAAAATTGAATTTGTATCCAATGATAATCCAGAAACAAAAGTTAGTTTATCTAAAGTTGGATTGGATGTATCTAAAGACTCAAAAACCCCAACAATATTAACAACATCGGGAACATTTAATGAAATTTCTTTGTCTTGAACTCTTAAACCATAAAATTGACTAGTGCTCAATCCACTCAAAGATGTAGAAACTCCAGAAATAGTCCTATTAACGATAATTTTTTGACTTCTAATAAAATCCTTTTGCTTATTTCTGATGAGATTTTTTCTCACTGTTGCATTCAATGTCACATTGGACGATTGACTTGCTCTTAAACCAGAAAATACAACTTGAGATCCATTTGAATTGAGAGTAAATTGATCTCCAGTCAAATCTTCTATATCACCATTTGAATAGTGTATGGAATATCTCTCGGCATCAAATGTTTCAAAAAACGCACTAGAAATTCCAGTTGAATTTACATCAACACTCAAAGATCCAACTGAGTTTGTTGTAAGTTCTCTAAGTTGAGTTGTAACAAGAAGATTTGAATTTGAAAGACTTACATCAGAAACATTGGAGGCACTTAATGGTGCATAAAGACCCGCATTTTCATCATTTTTAATATTTGGAATCCCAATAGAAAATGTTACAGATTGGTTACTAGATGGGAGACCACCATCACAAACACCAAATACACTAGATATTCCCGCAAGTGTCATTGATGTTCCACCACTGGAAACGGATACAACTCTATTATAGGTTTCGGTAGTTAATCCAGAAATTTGATATCTAATGATAGTATCACTTCTAATTCCTAAAAAGTTTTTACCTGGACAAGTAACTGTTCCCGCATCAGTGCCTCCAGTAATCGTTATTCTATCAGTAATATTAAATCCAGCAGGAACAAATCTCTGAAGAACTGTATCTGCAACAAACGATGTTTTTATTCCTGAAGAAATTGAAGTTGAACTTTGGAAAATAGATTTTATATCTTGTGTATTGAATGCTTTCACACTGACAATACTTCTAGAGTATTCTACTGACTCATTTATTAAAATTTGTTCCCCAGCAATAAAAGACCCAGAAGTTTGCGTTAACGTCAATTCTGAATTTGATGGAGCAGTGACAACATATCCAGATGCATTACTACTGACACCTCTTACATATGAAGTTACTGGACATTGATTAGAATTTAAACTTTGATTAATTGTTAATTTTGTATAAGTTTGAACATCAAAAAGGTATAAGTCCCATTCGGTTCCATCATTTGAATATGCTGCGTCACTTAATTCAAATGAGTATACTCTAGCCTGTCCAATTTCAGTTCCAGTTCCAGATCCCTCAGATGCTTTTCTTTGGTTATAAAATGATACTACATTATTTACATTGTTAATGCCTACAAATGGAGTTCCAGTAACATTATTAACTTTTAGTAGGTTACCCATCTCAAAGGGCACTAGAGACGTTTGTACAGTTTCCTTATTCCTTGGTTTATCTACATCTAATATTGTTGTTAATTCTTTCGTAATATCAAATCCTCTCACATAAGCCTTTCCTGGAGAAACTTTGACACACATCAAATCATCTGATGGAATATTTCCAGAATCAGTTACTTGATTTGATAAATAAATTCCTCCATTTGAAATACCATCATTCAAAGAATTTGTTACTTGGATATTAAACTTATCTATTGCATAATCGCCAGATTCTTCATAAGTTCTTTTTGCAAAATATTCTTTAATAATTGAATAATTAGATTTATCTTGTAATTTTTTTACTTCTCCGTTATCAAGTCTAATTAATTCTACAAAACTCTTATCATTAAAATCTGTTAATGATTTTTTTGATAAAACTGTTGAAATTTTTAATCTATCTGCTCCTGGTGCAGCATAGTTAGAAAATCCTCTAGCATTGTCATAGAGAGTAGAATCATCTTTAGCAGTAACTATATGATGGTGAATTGGAGTATGGATCCAAAATAATTTTATCAGTCGATACATCTACAAACGTTCCTCTGATAAAATAAACACCTTGAGAAATTCCAACCGCACAACCAATTGCCGAAGCATTTAAAGAAACTAACGTAGCAACAGTATCTCCCGCATTGATAGGAGTATTTCCGTAGACAAATGACTCTTCAGTGATTAAAAATTCGCCGTCATTTAATGTACTGACATTATTATCTGGTCCAGATCCAAGATATTTGACAAATAAAGTCAAATCTGTAATTTCTTCTGAGTCCGATGGAAGAGAATATTTATCAACTACTATGGTAATTCCAGAATCTTGACCGGTTAATCTTTTTCCTACTAACTGCTCCGCATACAATGAAACTGGAATTCCTAAATGCTCTGGATTTAATCTTATTGAATAATATTCAGAATCATAATTAATATTACCTGGGATCACCATAGATCCCTCTTTAAAGATATGACTTCCGAAAGACTCTATCTGATTTTGTAATATTGATTGTAGAGTTGTTAATTCTCTAGCTTGTACTGGATATCCTGGCTTGAATAAAACCTTGTAAAAATTATTATCCTTATTAAAGTCATCATAATAAGGGTTGATATTTAAATTAGTTTTCTGTGGCATTTTTTAGAATTCCAGGATAATTTTAATGTCTTCTTTTTGTCTAGAATTTCTTGTAATCAAAGGTCTATTATCTAAGTAAATAATTTCACCTGACCCTTTATTTATCTCTGGATTTGAAAGTCCATTTGTAAACTGACTACCAAGACTAATAATTTTATTTCCGGTTGGATTCGTAGTGATTCCAGTAAAGTTTATATCAATAGATCCAGAAAAACCACCAGAAGTTGTAACAGGATTTGCTGATGACTCAAAATCTAATACTTTAGAATTTGTGGAAACTCCTACATAATCAATTTGATTTAAAGTTGTTTGATTTAAATATAGAGATCTATCTCTATAATATTTAAGAACTTTTGTTTCCGAATCATATGAAGCAACGTATCCACGGGCAGATCCATTAGTTACTGATTGACTAATTTTGTCACCAATACTAAGTGTTCCAGAAACTGAAGAAAACTTCAAAGAATATAGTGAAGAAAATTGATTTTCTACAAATACTGAGGTTGACCCTATCGATGTGGGATTTTTTACTATACCAATTTGGGAAAATTTAGTATCAGTTGGGAAATCTTTGGTTGAGTCATCAAATCTGGCATAGATTAAAACCTTATCCGTTCCCAATTCTCTGTATAGATCATATCCATGCCCTTTTGATGGTGGAATGATTGGAATTAATTTTGCAAAATTTCCGCTAGCATTAGCATTGATTGATCCTAAATCAACCATACCATAAGTGTAATTTTTTCCACCGGATGAAACTGTGGCATTTGTTATTTTTCCACTGACAACATCAACAACAACTTTTGCTCCTGTTCCATCACCAACAATGTTAACTTCTTGAGCAAGTCCACCAGAATATCCAGATCCTTGATTTTCAATGTAAACCTTCTTAATTTGATTGTTATTTACTGTTGAATTTCCATTTTCTCTGACTGCTTGTATTTGAGAATCTGTAGATGATGACCAATTATTTGGGACTGAAATATATTCAGTGGAATCAAATTTTATAATATCGCTGGGTGAAACTGTAAAAAGATACTTCCAAATATATCCGTCACCACTTTCACCCGCTCTAGATGGTTCTAAATCTGTAAATAATGGTTCATCTTGTGAAGCATTTCCTGTTGTATTAATTCCCGACGATCCATTATCAATGCAAATATAAACATTATAATTACTATTCATTACATAGTAATTTGCATCGTATAATCTAGAAGATTGAGTTATTGGAGATGGAGAAGTAATACTATAATCATGGCGATACATTTCATATCTATTCCCCTGAGTCCAATCAATTCTCCTGACTAATCTTCTAACATTTAATGACGTGATCTTTTTGCCAAAGATCATAGTATCAGAAACATGAGAAATAACGTTAAAATTGTCAATTGGATTAGGAGTATTCGTATTCCAATCAGCAGTTCTACCAAATCCTACTTGTGTAGGATTAGGCAATCCTAAAAATACATAATATGAATTTGATGAGTTATCAATACTCTCTACAAAATTATTCGCATTTAAGATTCTAAATTGATCTGTTACGATAGCAGACATATTACTAGTTTTTCCTATATTTATACTACCCAAGATCCTTTCTCAAAGCTCCACTATCTCGTAATCCATAATCTCTTCTTTGGATAGATGGGAAAGTAGATAATCCAGAGTCAACTGTGAATCCAGTTACACCAATAGATATTGGATTATTTGATCTACTAAATCCGGATAATCTTCCCCAAGAGAATTTTCCTAATGGTTGATTTATTGATCCAGTGGTATTAATACCAATAATATTTGAAGTTGAATCGACGTTTGCAACTATTTCGGAATTTGATCCACTTGAAGTGATAGAATGTATATAATAAATGTTATCTAAGAAAGTAGTACCAATTCCAACAACTGCAGAATTATTTTGATTTATAGAAGTTACTCCAGACCCAACAGAAGTATTGAAAATATAAATTGGATAACCAGTAGTAAGTCCAACAAAAGATGTTGCACTTAAATTAAATTTGAGTGCAAGTGGATTTCCAAAAGTTCCTGAAGTAGTGCTAATTCCGGTAATAATTCCCGAAAATCCTTCTACAGTGCTTATGTTATTGACATCTTCCTTTAAGAATGTAGGTAAAGGAGTGAGAACTTGAGGAGGGGTATTTTGTGAATACCCAAATCCAGGATTTATAATAGTTGTAGAAGTTATTTGACCATTTGTTACTATAGCAATTGCTCTTGCAGTTGTACCGACACCTACACCAATTGATGATGGTGCAGATATAGAAATGGTAATTGCAGAACCAACATAACCATTTCCACTATTAATAATATTTAAAGATTGAACTGTTCCTGCTACCGAAACTACAGCGGTGATTCCGGCAGCAACTGGAGATGATCCGGCAACAATTAATCCACCAACACTGGAAATGACAAGAGCAGAATTATTTTCCTCATAATTAAAGAATTGTGCATCATCTACAAACAATTCTGTGGAATTTGATGTAAAATCTTTAATTATTCTAGCAGTTGGATAGACTAATGATTCAATAGAATCTCTAGACTTATAAACATAGTCACCATTAATAAATTTATCTACTTTTTGTTTAGTCCAACTTAAAGGTTTAAATACATTTTCATCTATACCTTTATCGGCATATAAATTAGTCTCAATTTTATCTGATGATGATATATCATAGATTGTTCTTAATTTTTGATCAATAGTTTGTAGATAATTATTATTTTTAAAGACTTGTACAAAATCACCAATTTTAATGGTTTCATTTACAGAAACTGTTAAACTATCTGTTCCTGATGTTCCCTTATAGAAGAAAATTGAAATATTATCTTCCGGTTCAGGTGCATCAGCAAATGTAAATGACGTTCCACCATCAAATATATAAGATTCGCCTGGAGTTTGAAGTACACCATTTACAAATATTAGCAGTAAAGAACTTAAATCTATTAAAGCAGAGTCTGGATCATTATTATTAAGTTCAAAACTAAGAAGTTGACCATTATAATTCAATGGAAATCTTAGACGACTTCCGTTTTGTAGACTAGAAATAGAATCAATATAATCAAATTCTCCAAACTCCCAAGAAGAGAATCTATCACTATACACATCTAAAACTGTTAATTCGAAATTACTAATAGGTGATGCTAATCTTTTATCAGTAACTAATCCAACTGGAGTAAATACATCTCCAACTTTAAAACCATGTCCAGGTCTTACGATTTTGAATGTAGTTACTTCAAATAAAGTTGATCCTATGCCAGTTGTAGAACTTGCACCAACATCAACCGATATGAGCAATCCAGATCCACTTTCAGTAGTTGCACCAATTCCAAGTCTTGAAATTCCCATTACTTCAAGATTTTCATAAGATGGTTGTGGAATCTGAATAGTTGGATTTGTATATCCAGTTCCGGGATTTGTAATAGTAAATGATAATGTTCCACCCAGACCAACTATTGCCGTGATAGAGGCTGCAGTTCCAGTATGACCATTTTCAGTAATTCCAATTGAAATAGTTCCACCACGATATCCAGACCCAGAAATATCAGTTGTTCCTAGTCCAACAGATACGATAGTGCCACCAGCACCTACAACAGAAGTTACAGATGCTCCTACAAGAGGAGAAATTCCAAGTCCACCACTTGAACCAAGAGATACAATTATACCTCCGCGAGGTAATTGATTTTGATTTATATCAAATTGATTTTTTACAACAGATCCATTAGAAGATGTAATGCCACTAAAGACTACACTAGAAACCCCAACATTCTCAATAAAAGAATAATTATTTCCCGCATTGTTTATTGATGAAGGTTTTTGGAAAATTCCATTCAATAATAGAATTCCACTTCCAGTTTGTATTCCTGTAGTATTAATACCTTGGATAGTTACTGTGTAAGTTTGACCAATACCAGTAAATCTATCAGAAATATCATCAAAAATTCTATTGTTTGTATAATTTTTTCTTAAATAAACTCTACCATCAAAAGATGATTTTACATATTCTAAATTAGAAGAATCTCTCAAAATTGTATTTTTGCCTTTTGGAGCATCTGTAAAGTAAATTTTACTTCCAGAAATATTAAAAGATCCAGAATATAATCTTACTTCACTTCCATCAGTGTGAGAAGTTGATGATGTGCCAACAAATGCTCTACTAACTTCCAATAGATTTACACCACCAGATCCACTAATTGGTCCATTTGAGGTTGTTCCCAATCCAACTGAAACAACCTTCATATATTCATCGTCTATTTTAACAATATTGTTTGGTCTTATTGAAGATATTCCAATGACACCAAAAACTGTGGAAGAATTTGATATTTGACCACCATTATTGTATAAATTAGTTTTGATTGGAGTATATGCTAATGGGGATTGTATAATTCCATCAATATTAATTAAAGACTTCTCATTCTTTTTATACATTTCAAGTTCATGGGAATTTCCAGAACCTAAAGAGGTAAATGTTACATAAATTCCACTTAAAGCATAATCTAATCTTGTTGAAATCTTAAACTTATCTTTGTTAATCTTTATTGCATAAACATCAGAAGGTAAAACATTAGTTACTATTCCTACAGAATTTAAGGTAGATCCTATGCCTAAAGCGGATGCAGCAACTCCAACAAATGATGAATTTGGTGTGTAAATTAATTTTTCTCCAGTATTAAAGAAATGATCTTGAATGGTAAAAATACCAGTTACTGGATCTAATATAGATGAATTTGATGGATTAAATTTCTTTTCAAAAATAGGAATACCATTATAATTAAGAGTAAAACTTGTTTTATTCGATCTTGTTCCATTTATAGAATTATACTGAAGTAAAGATAAAGATTCTGTTACTGGACCATAAGATAAATCTGGTGCTTGATTTAAATAATCACTTTCAGTATAAATTATTTCACTAAAAGTTTGGACCTGAATATTTCCAGAAATTGAAGGGTCTGGATGGAAAATAAGATTAAAATCTGATCCCTTGAATTCTGTTGAAAATGTTCCAATTCCTGATGTGCTTCCAATGGAAATAAATGGATACTGGACATTATAAGTATTTTGCCCATTATGCATCATTAAAACTTGATGAATAGCACTAGTTAATCCATAAGAAACTCTTACTAAGTTTTTGGAACTTGTAACCTCTGATGTATTAAATCCAACAATAGTTGAAGCGGATGATACATTAGAATAATTAGATTGTAACTTCAATGATCTTTCAGTATTATCCAGTTGACCAGATTCTTTAAATCTATAAGTTCCAATTCCAGATGCAGTTGTACCAAATCCAACAATTTTAGATCGTACTAGAATTTCATTAGAAGTGTTATTTTCATATTTTAAGTATAAAATTCCAGAATCTATATTTGATGTAAAAGTACCTATGAAATTAGACGAAAATTGTGGAGAAGATTCACTGTCAACGTAATATTCTGAAAAATATGAATTTGATCCATCATGCGTAACATATAATTCAACAAAATTCTTGTTGTTTGTAGAATTATCTGTCACTTCTACTGATGCATAATACGAATTGATATTTGAAATATTATCTGAAATAATTTCGGATGTTTGTCCGGATCCTACAATTCTATTCACACCAGTCAAATCTACAAATCCGATTGATTGTGTAGAAATTCCTACTAAATCACTATTGAAAGTATTTTTGAAAATTTTGATATCATAATCACTATCATAAACATCCGCTGGAATAAATCTTAAATTATAATTGCCAAAATCATCAAAATTGGCAGATACTTCAACCAATTCTTGTGAACTATTGAAAATATTTGATTTTTCAAAAATAAAACTGTCATTAAAGTCATTAAAAAATACTAATTCTGTAATTTGAACATCACTATTATTTGGATTTATTATTTGAACCAAAAATCTTGAATATTCTTCATTGATTGGCAAATCAACGTACTGGTCTAATGAAGATCCAGAATTAGAAAATTGTGAACTTATATCATCAATTCTTAATACTCTATTTGTTCTACATTCAATATAATCTGTTAATTTTTTATTTTTTAGTTTTAAAAATTTTGATTTATTATCAACTACATCAACATCAAGAGTTAAATCATAATTGTTAATCGTATCTACTCTTTTTTCCTCTAAAATATCAAAAATACTTATAGAATTGACTGTTGAGGAAGCAGCAGAAACATTTGATGTAGATAATATCTCAGTATCAGCAAAATTTTTAAGTCCACTAGTGTGTAGTAACCTATTTACTGGATTAATTAAAGTTTCAAATTCAATTGGACTCTTTACAGTATATGATAAAGATTGATAATAATCATTATCAGGAAGAACCTGATAATCTTCATCTAACTTTCCAATATTATCTGACCATCCATAATCTTGCCTCAAAGAATAATCAACATCAAATCTTCCATAATTGTCTGATATACTATTAATATTAGCAATAGATCCACTTACGGAACCTTTAATTGTTAAATTTGATTGCAATTTATAAGAACCATAAACTTTAATATAGTCACTTCCACTCTCAGTTACGGAAAGATCAATACTTACAAATTGACCTCCCATTAACACCAGTAAACCTTCCCCTAATTGGAAAATGGATGGTTTTTGAATAACTTTAAATCGTGGATAATCCGAATATTTAACTATAGAAGCATATGAATTTTGTGATGTTTTAGCAATTCCTGGATTTGTGCTAAGACCAGAAAGATTAAACTCAATCTCTGCTGGATTTGTATTTCTATAATCAGTTACTGTAAAGAATTGATAAGCATAATTTTCAGAATTAAATCCATCACCAGATGTATTATATTTTTGAATACCTTCAACAAAAATTTTCTCTCCAATATTAAATACTGATGTGGTAAATCCAGAAATAGGAGTAACTAAAACACAAGTTACAATTCCACTTGATGATGAATATACGGATTTTACCGATACTCCGTTGCTGTTATTGATGGCAACTATAGATTGTTCAATAGAACCAAGTCCTTTAGGCGATTCAATAATGTTGACATCGGTGATTGATGATCCATTCAAAGATCCTTGTAATATTCCAGTATCTACCGAATTTCCAGTTTCTGGATTTACGATAATAAGATCTGGAGTAGATGTGTAATTTCTACCACCATATAAAATTTCTACGTCGGTAATGGTGTCAGAATTAATTAAAGATACTGTTGGGGATATAAACGCTTCTGGTCGTAAAGTTTTATCAGAAGAATATTCAAATCCAGGATCTATAATCCTCACATTTTCAATTCTATTAATATTTGTTGATTGTGGTAAAATTTTAGCATTAAGACCTTGAGTGGAAGCAATACTCACAAAAGTTGGAAGTTTTTTATATCCAAATCCTCCAAATGTAATTTGTAACCGATTAACACCACCTCTAGTTGTAGTTGAACTTGTAGAATACTTTATTGTATCTGTATTTGAAGTAGTATATGTTAAAGATTCTGGTATTTTTTTCAATGAAATGTTAAATGTTGTTGTTCCTACACCAAATACATTGTAACTTCCATTATATTCACTGTCAACATAAGTGATCTTAGAATAATTTGATACATCGGTATCAGATGTGCTAATAAAACCAGACCTTTCAATATTATAGAATAGGTTAGATGGATTATCCGAAGAATAATTTAATATCAAAGAAGCATTTGTAGAAACTCCTATTGTTCCCACACTACTAACAATAAAGGAATCAGTATTTCCGGTAGAAACAAATTCATTTTTAAATTCAGAATCATGGAATATTTTAAATTTACTACCAACAAGGGATGAATCTGTAAGATCGAAAACTAGATTATTATTTTTAGTTACAAATAATTCGGGATTAATTAATGATAACTGATGATTAGATCCACCACTTGAACCTAAACTTACAATAGAAGGTGGATAATTTACTGCATCATAATATGTTTGGGTTAAATTGATATTATTATCATCTATTCTATAAACAAAATATTCACCTGTTCCCAAACCACTAGAAACCAAATTAGAATCATAAAATACTTTATCCCCAGTTTTGAATTTGTGGGAATTAATTGTAATTTTATTAGTAATTATATCGACTGATAAAGATGAAAATCCTACAGGATTGATCAAAACTTTATTTCTGGAAGAATTATACTTAATAATTACTGATGTAGATATTCCTACTCCAACAGACCCATTTGGATTTACAGTCAGATTGATCTCATCACCATTCGATAAAGAATGTGCAGTTGAAACTGAGACTACAGTATTAATTTTTTGAATCGTACCCGTTACTTGTCTTTCATTAGATTCAAGTAAATAATCAAATTCATTAGATCCATTATTTACAAAAAATAATCCATTAGTATTAGTAGTAAGACCAACTTGCGTTACAATCCCAATGTAATCTCTTGATTTATTAATAATGTAAACAGTTTGACTATTTCCACTATTGGGGATATTGAAAGTTGCTCCCCCAGAAGAATTTGATACCGTTAATGCAAGTCCTACTGATGGTTTAGTAAAAGTAACTGCTTGATTTGTTTTAAATGAATGATTTGGTAAATAAATGCTTTGTGAAGGAATTGAAATTACCTCAAGCAATTCACCTTTGGTATAGTTTACAGATGTTCCAACCCCTACGACTGTACCCAAACCAACAGTTTCTTTTGGATTGAAATAATATCTATCATTTATTTTTGATTCAAAATAATCAGATTTTATTGGTAAAGATAGATAACTTGGAATCAAGTCAACATATGTTGAGGTAGTATGAGCAGAACCAGATACCCCTCTTTTTACCCTTAAAATATTTCTATCTGTAAATTTATTAAGAACAAAAAGTTTTTCAGTTCCTATTCCTATACTACTACCAATTGAGATAGAGTTTGGAATATTGGATAAGTAAATGTCAGTTACTACCCCAGCAATAGAATTAGCAGATATTTCTTTATAAACTACAGTTCTGACAGTATTAACTCCTATAGTATGAGAACCAGTTAAAGATTTTATTGATGTTGATAGTCCGGATACTATAGCACCATCTCCGTTAAGTAATGAATGTGATGTTGAAATATATGCTGAAACTTGATTTGAATTATCCCAAATAAAGATAACATCATTGTATTGTTCAATTGTTGTTTGAATATTAACAATATCCTTGCCATTTAATCTACTGACATAAGCACTTAATCCGCCACCATTGGTTCCACTATTATCAAATTCGACAGAATCTCCTATTTTGTAATTACTACCAGATTCAATAATTTGAAATGACTCAATAGATCCTTTTTTTATTGAATCAACAATTGCCGTTTGATCCACATATTCATTGGATTCGATAATAAAATCATTATCTGCATAAGTATCGGATACTTTGTATGGGAAAGTATTTCTAATTAAATTTGAAGTATTAAAATCAAATGTATTTTGATTAATTATGAAATTTTCTGTTAATGGATTTGATCTATAAGTATTTCCTATAAAATATGGATATTTTGGATCTAAAGTTCCAGTAGATGCATTTGTACTTATTCCGACGAAATATGCATAAGTTCCATCAGGATATTCTGGAGTTTTACAATACCTACCATTATTTTCATCAAGATCTCCAGAATCTGTGAATGCATAATCTTCAACAAAAAATCCAACCGCAAAAGAAGAGGGTCTATCCACAACGTTGGAAATATTTGAAGAATAACCAGTCTGTAATAATCTTATTCCAGAATTTTCATCCGATGGATTGCTGTAACCATATGGTCCGTATATTGGATTTCCGTCATATGCCCATCCAATAATTGGAGAATGATTCGATCCATCATCACCAAAATAATTTTTAGCAATATTTGTAGAATAACCAACTAAAGAGTATTCTAATTGATCATTAGATTCGACTAATTTTTCGAATCCATATCTAGAAAAATTATTAATCGTTAATTTTCTAATTTTTGGTTCTAAAATTGCTCCAGATCCTGGAGAAGTTACTTTAATTGTAGTTTTTTCTAAAGTATAATTGACTCCTGAGTTGAGAACAATGACTTTGGAAATATACCCATTTTGAACAACAGCTCTTAATTTTGCACCAATACCATCACCTTGAACCTCCAAATCTGGAGCGGCATTATATTCAGATCCTTTACTTTGAATTTCAACGGAAACTATTTTTCCATCAGAGATAATTGGTTTTAATTGTCCATTTTTACCATTTTTAATGGATATGGATGGTTTCTTTTGTAAATTGAGAATATCAGATCCATATCCAGATCCACCTTCATAAACATAAGCATCAATTATAGATCCACGTATAATTGGAGTTGCAGTTATAACACCAGAAGTTCCAGAATATTCAACATTAATATTAACTTGAATTTGTGGATACTCAAAATTATGATAACCAGACCCAGTAGATGTTAATTTGACATAATTTTTGCGAGTATAATTAGACGTTATTGTTCCCCCAATACCAGCATCCGCCAGTCTGAAAGAATTATCATTTAATTTAATTACATAGTATTGATTTGATGTAGAAAGACCTGACACTACCGATCCAGTACATGAATAAACCAATTTTTCTCCATCACCAAATCCGTGATTATTAAAGTTAATTGATGAATTTATAGTGGATATTCCAATAGGATTCAGTATAAGTTTTCTATTTTGATAACCTTTTCCTGGATTAATTACTTTAACTGATTGTAAAGTATTTTTATTATCATAAGTTCTAAATTTATGAATACCAACATTGCTTGCAGTTGTAAATCCTACAGTATTAATTCCAGAATAATAATCTGAAAAAGTTTGGTATAGTTTTATTCTTTTTTGATTGACAATACTGGCATAATATACCGACCCACTTTGTAGTGTTTTATTTTGGTCACTATTTGATCCACTAAATGTACCAATGCTTACTGGATTGTTACCATTTTTATTATATACGATCGCTTGTCCATCTACCAAGTTATGATTATTAATAAAAGTTATGGTTTCATTAGTAACATCTATTCCACCAGATTCTGTGTTTAATCTCGCATCAAAAGATAATTCCCTATATCTTTTTCCAATAATTGGTTGTAATATGGATCCACTACCATTACCACCAGTTATTGTTATTGAAGTTATGTTATCAATATCAAAATCTTGAGGATCAACATAAACTGCAGTTACGATTCCACTAATTACAGGACGAACCAGACAAGTTGTTCCAGATCCTGGATTTGAAATTTGAATAGTTGGTGGATTTATTACATCATAGTTTAAACCACCATTTAAAATTTCTATATTTTCTACTGGACCATAATAAATTTTATCATCAGACTTATAATTTGTAATTTCTACACCATTGATTAATAATCCAACTGGACCTGGTACAGTCTCTTTAGCATATCCAGATTCAATATTTGGATGTATAGGAAATTTTCTAAGTAATTTCTGAGGTGATATTTTTTTATTACTATTTTCTAATAATGTAAATGTATGACTACCAGTTCCTGGTGAAAGTGGTTCAAATTCAATATTTTCTCCAGTTGGTATAAAAGATCTTGAAGAATAAAGTTTAATTTGATTTTTATTTGTTAAGACCTGAACATAATAAATTCCACTAGAAAGACCAGTAATTGCAGTATTCTGAGGTAAGTAATAAACAGCATCGCCAGTAATAAAAGGAACCTCAATATCAAAAGAAAGAATTGAATATTTCAATGATGAAGAGTTGTATCCTTGGATTCTATCTCCAGTTGCTTCCGATAAAACTGCCTTTAAAATGTTTTTAGTTAATGTATAAGAAGGTAAAGAATTTGAAGCAACATAAAGATATTGATCAGAATCATTATAAACATTTTGTACATCAGAAGTAATTACATTATTTCCATAAAGAATTTCGGCACCAGTACTCTTTGCTTTGTTTAAATTCCTTCTTATATCATAAGAAAGACCAAATACTGGAGTAAATCCTGCTAGATTATCGAGTAAAATTTCTTTTGTGGGTAAATTTATATTTTTTATTGTAGCATTGCTGACTACAATATTTTGAGTTCCTCTTACTAAAACGTCTACACTATCAAATTTTTTTAAACTAGATTTATCAATTTCAGAATATAAAGTAAAAGAAGATCCTGAAATTTCTTTAATTTGATATCTAGATGCTGTATTATAAATCCAAGAGTTTGAAAAAATTTGTTTTTTGGTTTTATTTTCTTCGGGATTCGAAATTTTTTCCCCAAGATTCTTGACAAAAATTCTTTCTCCTTCCGAAGTAAGTTTAATATCAGAAGTCGCTACAAATTTAGATAAAACTCCAGTAATTCTAAGTTCTACTTTTTTATCCAAATTTCCATCTTCATATCCATAGATTACTTCATCAGATCTCAAATCAGATGATGAATTAATAGAAGAGGATATACCCGTGCAGTTTAAAAATTGATTAATCGTTTTATCAGTATATTTAATATTATTCCCATTTGATATAACATTTCCAGATGTACTGAAACCAATAGTAGAATCAACAGTAATTACTGAAGAACCAATAGAAACATTTCCTATGACTTTTGTTTTGCCAGGAACCGTAAATATACCCTCAATTAAATCTTTTTCATCAAACCCAACAAATAATCCAAGTTTATAATATGTTTTTCCTTTTCTACTAACAATTTCAACCTCAGATATTGATGCTTGAGTGTTTATATCGGTTGATTTCCTAATAGTTTGTCCGACTAGTTTATTTGGATCACCAGAAATTCTTTCTGCAAGAACAATTTCTCTTCTAATAAATTGGGCAGAAGATGGTTTTAATAGATAATTCTCAAGATCAATTACTTTTGGTGTAACTCCATATAAAACATTAAAAAGAATTCTGAAAGATTCTTCAGTTCCTTTTGATTGATAAAATGATTTTGATTCTTTAATAAAATTGCTTACATCAAGATTAGAGACAAAATCGACATTTTCTAACCCAGGAGTAAGAGTGTATTTAAT